GTTTCCCAGTCACGATCCAACGGTTAATATCATACACGTCATCAATAATACCACTTAATGCAGTCGGAGCAGAATCTAGAGTACCTGTACCAAACGTCCGAATTGCTACTGGATTACCGTCTACATGTACACCAAAGGTCTCATAGACGCGCATGTTAATCCTAACAACGCGCTTTAATCTCATAGCATTCTGACCTGAGCCAATAGATGTATTGATTGGCATAGGTACAATCTCAACAGGGAAGTTAAGACCTAGCTCAATCTCATTGTATCCAATCTCGTTAGCATCTAAAGTGATCTGCCCACTAGCGACAGTTTTAGGCGATAGAACGACATTATCACCAACAATTTGTATTAACTTGCCTTCTAGGTGGTCTAAACCAGTGATAACAGTCTGACTTGGCGTAGGGTTAACCTTGATTGCTGAATCCATTAGGTAGTCAAAATCAATGCGCTCGATAAAGCTATCAAGAGACGGCGAGATTCTATTGACTAAATACAATTGGTCATCAACAACACAAACAGATTTAATATCACCTGAATATTCGAAATAAGTGAAACCGTTAATATCCTGCGCCCTTAAAGTATTCAATACGGCGACAGAACCATCACCGTTAACAATGAACACCCAGTTAGAATCTTCACTCTCTGTGCCACCCAATAACGCCATATCAACAGGCTGTTTGATTAAGTGAGACGATAGAACGGACTTATCAGTAGCGATGTAGGCATCTTCGTTGAAAGAGTACACGTAGTCTCTCAGCGTCTTACCATTGCGGTCGACAAACATGGTCGAACCATCAACCTCTTCAACCTCAATGTACGATGAGCCGTGCGAAGTTTGTGGGGTAATGTCTATGTTACTAGGCGTAATTGGTTTGGCAGTTACTGCAAACTCTGCACCCGAAGTAAAGATTTGTAAGTTTCGCCCTGGGAATACGTCAACAATTTCATTTAACTTTCTAGATGAGATAGTCGCAAAGATTGCTTCATCGTCATCACCGTCATCAATGTCGAAGTCAAAGAATGCACCTGACTTGCTACCGAATAAACTTTGTCTTTTAGACTTGGTGCCACCAATGAATAAGCGATTCTCAAAGAAGCATCCCATTTTGGGATATCCCCTGGTTGAACTCCACACATCTTCTTTTCTTGGCGAGCCATTAGCAATCTTAGAGAATGTAATTGTTTTGCTCGCTGTACCAGTCGTAGCGAAGCCTGAAAACAATTCAAAGTCTTTGGCTGACTCACCATCTATCGTAATGTCGAAAACGCCAGCAGAGACGTATGAGACGCTTACACCAGTATCGCCAACAACAGGCATATCCTGGATATTCTTCTGGATGTTGAATACAGTCGAATCCCGCTGATCTGCAGTAGCGTCACCAGCATAGGTAATGTTCTTAGATAACACGCCTTCAATGTCTAGCTGGAAGGTATCGCCAGCAACCCATCCGCCAGATCCGCCCAATGTCATTCTCTGTACATCAGCGACAGGGGTAGGACTAAGATCATCGTTATAGTCGTATTGTGGGATATTAGTCCAAGGTATCTCATCCAAAAACCAATCGGTATCAGTGCCCAAGTTGATTAATCGCTGTGACGGTCTATCTTCATGGAACAACAGCATCACGTTTTCGACCTGGGTATCACGAACATCAGACACCTCAGCAGACAAAAACGGTACTTCAATGTTGGCTACCATCGTCCCACTGTAATTAAAGATTCGGATATTGCGATCAGTCAGCGCCAATAGGTAATGACGGTCAGCCTCTACACTAAAGTCTAATAGCTTCACGCTCGACCGAGTAGCAGTCTCAATTCGTACAACAAAGCCAGACATCGTGACCGTAGCAGTACCTAGATCAGTCGTACCCACGCGGACTACACGCCAATACCTATGCACTCCACTAGCAGAGAATCTAAAGTTTTGTGCATTACTGCCAATTAAGGGAATGTCAGCAACCTTAGTCCATGCCGATGCATCGTCTGAATACTCAACGTCAAACTCGCTAGACGTACCTGAGCTTAATAGAATCCCACGAACGTCAATGAATACAGCAGCATTAGCAGGGCTGGCACCTAGATCATACTGAGCCACCACGTAGTTATTCGTAGTGCTAACACCTGTAGTGGTTACGGATACCGTAGCGTCATCAAAGTCGATTAAGTTAGCACCAGTACCACCGTTTGGTGTAGTTGGTGTAGTAGCGTAATACCCTAGAACCCTCAAAGCAGTGTCAATGTACTCAGTACCAGCCCTACGCTTCATTCCACCCTGTGGAACAATGACCACATTCCTAGCGGTTTCCACGCCTTGGTAGTACTGTTGTAAGTCAATGCGACCTTTTAACAGTGGGGATAATGCACCGCTTACAAATGTACTTTGAATGAACCTAGACTTAGCCATTAGACTTCCATAAATGTCACGTTCATAGAGAAGATATCAACCACCAATCCCGTAGTGCCGTCACCCTTTATCATTACCTTAAACTCATCGCCTGCACTAATTGAAAATATCCCATTAGATGAAGACGTTCTGCGCTTGTTTGCATTAGGATAAGAGGCAACCACCTGCTGTGGGCTGATAACATCATTAATAGACAAGGCAATAGTGACGTCAGCAGTCTTCTGTGTGCTCATATCAATAGAGCCGACAAACTGAAAGAGGCCACCAACACCCGTATACGTTAAAGTATCGCCGTCAAGCGTAAAGTCACGAACAGGATTGGCACTCATGTTTGGCATTTGGGTATACGTTACACCGTCATCATTCAGAGTTAGAACGGTTTCAGTATCCAAGTAATAGTAAGCGTATTCCCGATCTAGGAATGACGTTTTAGCCACCGTTACGCTGTTCTTAGATACCGCTGTAACCTTAGCTGTATAAACCTCAACCGAGTTGTTAACAATGATCAGGTCTTTAACTTGCAGCTTAGTGTAAGCCTGGTTGAAGTAACCTGAACCCAGAACGATCGTGCGGTCTTCAGTAGTTTCGTATGTGTACAGTCTAGGTGCAGGTGAGCTACCGCCTACGTGTGAGAAACTCTCGTTATCAAACATTAGAACCTCACATTAACGAATGGGTTGGACGCTACAGGCACCACTGGGTATTGTTGAGAATCAGTATATCGAGCCATTCGAGACTGGTTAACGTACTCAGCCGACATTGTTTGCCGAGCAGAATCACTATCACGAATAGAACTTGCGAAGTCTCTAGCCAAGGCATACTCAATCATTTTAGAGAAGTATACGGGCCACTCAGACTCAGGCACATTGTAAATGTAATCAGCGTACAGCGCGTCTTTCGTATCGGTGTAAACTTTATCGCCGTACAGGGCGTAGTTTGTAGACGGGTACACTTTAATCAAGAACAGTAGATCAGTGGGAAGCTGATAGATGCTTTTCCACTCATTATCTACGGGTACATCGGTAGTTAAAGACAGTTGAGCTTTCTTCTTAGCAAAGCCCCACCGATGTTTGGTCAATTCATTCTGCACGATGTTGTCGTACAGGTTAGATGCTACTTGCTGTGCGCGAGTACCACCAGTAAGGGAGTTGATAGGGGTATCCCCAATTAGGATTAATGCATTACTAATTAGGTCTATCTTGCTAGCCATAACTCACCTTTGAAAAGAATGGGGGCCGAAGCCCCCGTGTGCTTAGACGTTGCCTACAGCCGTACCAGAAGCCAAGTCAACCACACCACCGCTATTAGAAATAACGAATGATACAGTGACGGCAGGTGCGTCAGTGTCAACAATCAGGACTACGTCACCAACAGTAAGCTCAGCGCTTGCGTTGTTGAAGTAACCTGAGCCAGCAACAGTAGCGGGAGCCTCAGTAGATGAGTAAACCCAAACTGCATTCGCATCACCAGAACCACCGATGCGAGATAAACCAGAACGTGAAAATGCCATGATCTATTCTCCTTATGCAGTCTTGTCGTATTGAACTTTAACCAGACCACCCTCGTCACGGACGACAGCGCCAGCCTTCAACATACCGTTGGTCAACCATGCGGTACGCTCAGGAATCCAGTTAATCTCAGTTTTCATGTCAATGCCGATAGCCAAGCCAACAGCAGGACGCTGGAAGAACCAAGAGTCAACAATGTTAGCAGCTTCAGTCAAACCACCTTCAGTACGTGACTCGATGATCACAAACTGGAAGCCACACAAAGTGTTGATCTCACCAGAGACCAAAGCCTTGATAGCCTGGTAGTCGCCAGAAGTAGCCTTCTCATCGTTCAGCAGACCGCCCAAACCTTGCGCTTCGATAGCAGCAAATAGCTCAGTGTTAGGCACACCCTGATCACGCAATGCAACCTGAGCTTCAATAACCTTAGCCATAGTAAGGTTGGTAGCGCCAGCAGGAACAGCAGTGGTCAACGGAGTTGATGCGTCCATAGCATCAATGACAAGCTGGTCAGAACGGCGGCCCAATGCACCAGCAATGGTGTTAGCCAATTCTTGCTTCTCGTCAAAGTTAACTTCGGCAGCGTCAAAGATGTCTGTGTACTCAGGCGCGTTCCAGTTGCTAAGAGTAGCAGTCTTGAACTCATGGCCCACATCCATAGGCGTTACTAGATCAGAAGTTGATTTCTGGTTAGCAAGACCTTTACCCATGCGGCGGAATTTGTAGGTGTCGCCGACAACACCATTACGTACAGTTACAGCGCTTTTCAGCAGGCCCATGCCCTGATAGGCATGTTTGACCATACTGTCAAACTCAATAACTGCTACAGCAGATAGATTTTTACTCATGTGAATAACCCTCAAAACGAGTAATTAATAAAAGTTTTGTAGGTTTTCGACTGAGTGCCCGACAGATCGGTCAGCCTACAACCTTAATTAATCTGTCAGGCCGAGAACGGGTATCCGACAGATCAATAATAACATTTAGTTATAAGAAAACAAACTAGCCGAATGTTTGAACATGAGGCCTATCACCGCCATACTCTTTCATCATGCGCTGAATCTTAGCTTCATGATTGCGATCAACAGAGCGGAGTAGGTTTCCGTTGTTGTCTTTCTTGTACATCTCGGCCTCGATTGCCTCCCAAGTGACGCCACCTGGTTGTACCACGCCATCAATAGGTAGCTTGGCTGGCGCAGTAGACTTGATCAACGCCTCAACCAATTCGACCGACTCGGCACTATTCACGGCATAACGCAGCCGCTCATAAGTGTCAGGGTCTAGATTGTTCTTCATGAACTGTTCAACGTGTTTAACGCGGTTAGTCGCATTATCACCGAGTTTCGCCATCTCAGCTTCTAATGACACCTCTTCAACCGCTTCAGACTGGGCTTGCAGTAAATCCCATGCACGGTCAAACGCGTCTTGAGACATGTTCGTCTCTTCAGCAAAAGTCTTTAGCTCAGCGAATAACTCATCATCGGGCTCGACACCTTCAGGTGCTTGATAGCCATCCTTAGGCGCACCCTTAAACCCACCAAAACGCTTTTCCAACTCGGTATACGCTTTAGCCTGGTCAGCAATAGACTTGTATTTGTCGGCCTTAAACCAGTCAGGCGTCTCGCCTGTACCCTTAATGCCTTCAGTTAAAAAGTACTCACCCTCGCCCAACTGTGGCTCAGCAGCGTCCACCAGTGAAGTCAGGGTATCGTCTTGTGCAACATCGTTGCTCTCTACGGCCTGTTCCATAAATTATCTCCATGGGTATTGAATAACAGCCCTTTTCGGACTGACCTGCTGATGTTTCAACAGGATTTGCATGATTCGGCGCTCACCATTCAGCAACGCCAAGTCATTCACGTCGATCCAATCCAAATGCTGTTCTTCTTTGTAGCACCGGAATGCTCGGAACTTATGCAGGTATTGGAACTTATCGAACCCGTATTGTTCGTTTAACTTATCTAACCACTCGAATTTAAAGCCTGAACTTTTCAGCCAGTCCTCGTGATCACATACGACTTCGTATTTAGGTTTCGCTTTTCTGGTCATAGTTTTTCCGCTTGCTTCGTTAAGTGAATAATGAACTTAACTACACCCGCCTCGCCATTGTGGTAGGCCGCCTCGTACTCAATGTTCTGAGAGTTGAAGTCTGTACCGTTATCCATGACAAAGCGGTTAAGTAAGTCCTCCAGTACTTTAAAACCATCCTCAGTAGAAAAGCAGCGACTATATGCCTTAGCTAATTCTACTTGCCTCTCTCTGATTTCTGCCTTCTTTTGTTCCGCGTCTTTCTGGTTTACTTCTAATTGTTCCCAACTCATTCAGCCGCCTGTGGTTGTTGTTGATTCATCTGCGCAGCTTGAGCACCAGCCTGGATGATCTGCTGTTTCTCAGATTCAGACCTGACTAACTCGCTAGACATGCCAGTTTTCTCAGCCGCCCATGTTCCAAAGTTTTCAGTCTTGAACGCCATCATCACCTGTTCAGGGCCAGCAGTAGACAGAACGAACTGTACGGCTTGTTGTACAGATAACAAATCTTCTGAGTCCTGCGCCCTTGCTAGTGGACTGGTGAACTTGATATCAATATCACGTCCTTCTAACTGTAATGGGGTAATCAATCCCCTACGGGTTAGGATAGATACAACACGTTTTAAGATAGGTACAAGCACTTCAGTCTGTAAGCGACCGAACGCAGAGCCGATACGCTTAGCTAACTCTCTAGCCTCAATCGCAATTTCAGTAGCAGAGCGAACAGGGCCAGCAGGATCACGCAGGTCATTGAATAGCGCGACCTTGATGGCGTTCTGTAATTCCATGATTTCAAACTGTGCTAATTGTAAGTTAGCGCCAGTGTCTAAACGCTGGATAGACGGGTTAGATGTGTTGTTACTACCTACCGGAATAACAACCCCTGGGCTAATAGTGATGTTGTATGGGTTAGTTACACCGTCATCAGTAGCGGTATACATGCCCGCTAGATCAATGGCAGCCTTTTGAAGCACAAACTCTTTAGCCTTATTCAGTGATCGAACGTCTGGCAGTGTTTGCATAGCAGGCCCACGCCCACGAACTTCACCAGCGACTTTCGTATAACGACCAGTTACCCAAGGTGAAGTGACGCCGAAGTCTTCAAACCATGAAATCGAATCCTCGCCATCACACCACAACATACCGTAGTAGCGCTTCATCTTAGGGCAGTACACAACGCCTTCATGTACTGACACTTCGTTATCAGGTGAGCTTTTAATCAGGTTGGAAATCTTCTCGCTAGGCTCAAACCCACGCCACATTCTTTCGAGTAGACGCGCCTTAACCTTCATCCTACGCCAATGGGTTTCAATCGTACCCCATGGCCCTTCTTCAAAGGCGATACCTTTCTGTGGGATAGCATGAAAGACAAAGGGCATATCCTCTTCGTCTGTCTCATCTATTCGCAAGGTAGCAGTACCCACTAGCAGATCAAGTGCAGCCTCATAGAATTGAGTCCCGAAGTTTGAACGGTTGATGTAGTCAAAAACTATTTCCGCCTGGCTTTCTAGGTTCTCGCGTATATCGGTCTCTGATACACCGTAATCACCAGTTTCTAAGAGCTTGAGTACCTGTTCACTAGGTTGGAATGTTGCCCACCGTGCCCAGATAGGCGCGATGTTCTCTTGTAACTTGCTCGCCCCTTGCTGAATAGCAGTCAATGAAGTCGAATCGAATATGCGATCCATCTTCTTCTGGCCTTTGTCCTCGCGGTCGAATAGGTTTCTTTGTGGTAGAAAGTACTCGTACACATCAGAGAGCTGTGTGTGCCACATGGCCTCAGCATCAAAGGCTTTTTTCTCGCGGGTTACGATGTCGTTAAAGGAACCCAAGTGTTCAGGTATTTGCATGACTGTTTACCTTTGCTGGCCACCCGAAGGCATAGAAAAACCACCACCGAACATAGACGGGATACCGCCGACCATTGATGTACGGCCACCAGTACCGCCAGCAGTAGCACCACGCCCTGCAGCTTCGGCACGTGTTCTAGGCGCACCACCTAGTAGACTGGCCTTACCCAGCTTGCCGCGTGACATAGCACGGAATCGGTCCTCTTGTTCTTCGATTTCTTTATCGAGCATGATTTGTTGTCTACGCTCAACCGCTACTTCTTGTGCAGACTTTTTCGGAGCCTTTGGTTTACGCATAATATTAATCCTTAAATGTTTCTAGCGAATTCTTTGTGAAGAGAGTTGCGTAGTTTTTCTGCAGCTCTTCCAGCCTCGTGCACATCATCAAACAGACCACCATGATATTTGCGCTTTTTGTATTGTATCCCAACCTGCCACTTGCCGTTTTGGTTTGAGAAATACACGCCTTTATACCCAGACGTGTTATTAGTGCCTATTTTTTTATTGCATTGATTTTGAGACAGCGAACACTCTCTTAAGTTGTCAATGCGATTGTTTAACTTGTCGCCGTCAATGTGATCTATGTAATCAGGCAGATATCCGTGATGCCACAAAAATACTAGTCGATGGCTCAGGTATACAGAGCCATTGATTGTTATTACTTCATATCCATTGCTTTTTGGCCTACCAGCTTTTGATCCAACAACAATCTTTCTGTTTGGCTTCTGCTTCCAAAACAGTTGGCCGTCTTGATAGTCGAATAATTCTCTTATCAAATCCTGCGCTAACTCTTTCATTGTTTCAGCCTCTTATAGAGTTGATAGGGTGTTAGGATAAACGGATCATTTATCCCTAATATCTGTTTAGCATGGCCTACACATGTATTCAGCATGAATAGACTGCGCCTTGTTTGTTTACGTTCTGCCTTTACAACAATCACTTGCTCTAGTTTAAAGGGTTGATCGTCTAAAGTAAA